TTAGCTGATCCGATACACGTTGTAGGTGGCAGTACCGGTTTTGTAGAACAGCAACTCGCCAGCACCGCAAGGCGAAGTAGACGCCACCGCAGTGATTGCAAAAGTCATCGTTCCAACCAGAGTAATGCCAGTTCCTGCTGCAATTGTCACAACACCACTGGATGTACCAAGGTTCACGATTGCCAACCGAAAACTAGACCCGACCTTGGCGTTAGTCAATGTTGCATCAAGCAACGCTGCGGTGGGCAAGGTGTAGGTAACTGCGCCCGTTCCAGCGGTTGCAACCAAAATATTGTTTGTGACTTGCGCCACAGTCAATGTTGCAGTTGCGGTTGCTGCTTGAGGCGTGATTGACGTAATGTCAATTTCACTAAGATTGCCGTCACCGAATTGGTAACCGCCGCCGACTGATGGGAGTGCCATGATAATTTCCTTTCAAATGAGTTAAATCAACCCCACAGACGGCAAGCCATCTGAGGACGAATAGTGCTGAAACCGTACAGTACGTCAATACGGCAAGGCATACGGTCGTTGTTGATGTCGTAAGCACGAACCACACGCAAGCTGATACCGTTGTGATTTGCACGGGCAGCCATATCGACCCCCTGGGGCATGACCAAATCTGCCGTAGCAAATGTTATGGCGTCCTTGTGGTAGATCAAGTTTTGCGGATAGGCAGTAGACGCCGTACCAACAAAGGTCACGGCAGCGTTGTCAGCAGGGAAGCTGTCAACGGTAGCCAAGGCGCTTGCGCTGGTATAGATAGGTGGGCTGATTGCCATGTTTGCCAAAGCATTACCGGAGCCAGTTTGTGCGGCAGTCACAACGAATTGCTGTAGCGAACCAGTTGACTCACGGGTTTGTGGGTTAACTGCAAACACGCCTGCAATCGTAAACACATCGCCAGCAGTCACCGTGTCAGCCGCACCAGTAAGGCCGTCGATGCTGATGGTCGATTGGCCTTGGGTGCTAACAGCACCGTTAACCAAAATCGTACCGGCACGGGAACCAGTGGTGTGAACCTTGACAGACTGACTCATGTTGATTTCGTCAAAGCCCAACACGCCAGTACCCATCATGCCATTTTTAAATTGTTGGCTAATGGTGGTGGTTGGATTGAAGAAACCAGACAGGCCGTTGACCAAACCAGCGTTAGCAGCAGGGTTGACGGTAGCGTAGCGAGGAGCCATACCAGCAGCCGATTCGTTGAGTTTCTGCTGCGCTTGCAACAGAACCAAAGCGGTAGCGGGAGAAGTGCCAGGAGTGCCTACAGTGTTGAAAATGGTTTTGTAGGCATTAGCAACGTCAGCGTCGATGCTGGAGGCCAACTGAGAGATACGAGGCTTGAGAACCCGCTCTGCAAAGTCGTCCAACTGCAAAGTCAACTCGGCAGTAGTGAAGTTCACACCGATGTGCTTTTGGCTTGCCACAGTCAGCGTGGTGCTTTGCTCGGCATCGTCCTGCACTTGCAGGGCCGCACCGTCAGTCACCAGCGCCCGGTCAGGCAGGCGAATACGCAGGGTAGAGCCGATTTTTGCGCCGCTAACAGCAAAGCTGTCGTCGTACTGTCGGTTCACGTTGCGGGTAATTACCAGGTTGTTCTCAAGAATCTCAAGAGCCTTCCGAGTAATCATGTCAATGGTAAGAATACTATTAGCCACAATTTTTCCTTAGAAAATAAATTAAAACTTACGCGCCTGCAACGCTTTCATTTGTCGCGCTCTGTCGGCCTCTATCCACTGGCTGGTCGTCATGGTCTTAATAGACCGTGGATCAGTAGTGTCAAAAGACCCAGAACCCACCCCTCGGGCGGTGACTGGTGAAATCGGCTCAGGCGCACCAGAAGTACGCTTTTGGACGGGGTTTTCGGCTAATCTAGCCTCAAGTCGTCCAATCTCTTTAGCCTGCAAAATAGGCGCTAGTCGAGAAATACGATCTGCCTCTTTCGGATTTGAGCCAAGGTGATAAACCAAGTCAGGCCCAATGTCCGACGATTGAATCGTCTGTGCCATCACGGTCGTAATCTTCAGGCTGGGGTTGTAGGCAACTTGTTCAAAGTCGCTGTACTTAGACCTAGCCGTTTCTTCACGCTCGTGATACCCATCAAGAATCTCAGCTTGCTGTTTCTGGAGTTCCCGCTGCTCAATCAGCTTGTAAGCCTTGGCCTCTGCGTAAGCATCGACCGACTCAAACTGATCTTGCGGAGGTAAGTCCACTGCCACTGCTGGCGCAGGCTGTCGCTCTCGTTCCCACTTTCGCTGCTCTCTTGCGAGGCGTTTACCAATAGCGGCGTCAAGTTCCTCTTGCGAGAATGTCTTAGCTGCTACTTCCGGCGTTTCAACTACAGGTTCTGGAGTAACCGCCGTGGTTTCCAGTTCCGGCGCGGGGGCTAATTCCGCTACTTGCTCTACTTCTGACATTTTTGAATCCTAAGATTCCCTGGTCATTGGGCCAGTACAAACATTATAGTCCTTGTCCAGGAGTGATGTAAAGAGTCGTGGACGATGCCGCTGTTGCGGTAAAGAATGAGGTAGGCGGGAAGTTGAACACTTCCACAGCGCCAGCCACAATGGGTACAGCGTTGCCCGTGGTGGTGACTGCTGCGGAGTTAGTGCCTGCAATTGCAACCGTTGCGCCAACACCTAAGAAGGCAGTTACTGACCCTACGTTGACCACCCGGTACTGGTTGGTGGGCGGTGTGACTGCCGTAAAAGTCGGCAGAATCTGCGCGGCTGTTGGAGCGCTTGAATTAGCGGTAATCACAACGGTCGGGCCGTTTGGAAAAAATGCGGATTGTTCGTTAGCCATCTCAAACTCCTTGTGCAGCTTGTGCCGCCTTGTATGCAGCCACCACAGCCGCCGTATGCGTTGCAGCACAGATGGCCTTCACACGGGCGTCCTGCTTGCTGTAGTCATCGCCGGGAGCTACAACGTGACGGTGGAAACTGCCACTGATCTGTTTGCCATCCTCCATGATGGCGGTCTTGGTGCGAACTTGCACAGCGCCGTTTTCCACAACTTCAATCAGATCAACTGATACAACTTTTTCTAACATGATGCTCTCCTAGTATGACCCAAGAATCCACTTGGGCTTTGGTTTGATAAAATTTTTAGGCCAAATTAGCCATTGCTTTAAAAGTCCCAGGGTTTCCAAGAACAGTGCAAACATCGCCTGGAGGACTAGCACTTGCGGGGTTAGTTCTGTAATTTATGTCACCAACGTAATAGCCTGCGTCATATCCAATGCCATTGGTGTAGGCAGATGGTGCTGCACCTGATGTTTCCATCACAAGTATTTCTTTGCTAGACTGCATAAATCCAGCAAACAATATATGGCGCTGAAGTCTAATTACATCACCACTTAATTTTCCAGTTGCATCAATGCTCAGAGTGTCATATGTGGCATTTGCTACGCCAGTATTATTCCAGTACACAAATGGAACAGACAAAATATGTCGTCCAGTTGCTAAGTTAAACGCCTTATTTACACTGCCAATATTTACCGCAATAGTACAACCTTTTGGAGCAGTTACATCTACATAAATTTGCATTGTGTAGCAAGTTTGAGCAGTTAAAACCGCCACATTTAAATAAGTACCCAAAGATATTTGTACATTACCCCCGTCAGCAGTTGTTGTAATTTGATAGTTTCCATTGCCATAGGGACTTGTGCTAAAAACGCCAGTTGCATTTACTGAGTTAACTGACCATCCACCGCCCCAGCCACCAGAACCATAAACTTCAGTAGATTTAAACCGATCTCTAACTGGCATATTGATTTGGTTGCTACGGGCCATCATAGCAGTCATGGTAATATAGCCAAGATTGCCAGCCGTTGAATTGTTTACTGGAAACAACGGGGTGTATTGACCTGATAAAAAATTATTTTGTATATTGCAGATACCATTGACAGACCAATTAAAAAAATCAGTGTTAGTTAAACTAGAATCAAAATATATTCCTAGTGAATCCACGTTTGACGCAGTGCCTTCTATCCAAAGAATGTTTGGCAATTCGTATAGTTCAACAATATATGTGGACGATTGTGTTAGGCAGTTAACAATCTTGACTTGAGTCGCTCCAACCGTGTACGTTGTATCTGTTGGGGCATAATTTTTAACGACTGGATGACCCCCATCTTCACCACTAAAAACGCAACTTTCAAGAAACACAGACACATAATTTTCAATCCAATGAGTCAGTCCAGTGTTTGGGATGCAATAAACAGTTTTCATCCACAATTGCGTCTTGTTAACAATTGGAATTCTACTTGTAAAGCCAGACACCCAGCAGTCAGTAACCGACACAAAATCAGCCGTTTGCAAGTTCAACATACCACAAGGCACTGTGTTGTCGTTCATCATAAACTTGCAATTCTCAATAGTAAGCAAGGTACTATTACTGGTCAAGTCAGTTTCTATCGAATATTGAACTTGGTTAATAAATTCACAATTGGAAATTTTAACTAATGTTGTGTCAAGATTTGCGCTTTTTAGGCTTATTGCGTAAGCACCGCCACGGAAGGTAAGCCTCGTAAAAGTAACCATGTATCCAATACCGCCAAACACTCGAATGGTATTTGCGGAGGGGACGATGATGGAATTTTCTCCAACAAACTGAAGATAGTTTACTGATTGATTTGTGTCTGCTGTCAAGTAGTCTGTGACTTTATATACGCCTTTGGGAAAATAAACTGTTGGCGCAGAGCCTGACGAAATTGCAGTTGAACCAACAGGGCCATAAATGCCACCTGTTCCGTCTTGAGTCGCAGCGATTGCTGCGGCAATGCAGGCACGAATAGCTGTTGTGTCATCCGAGCTACCATCACCAACAGCACCGTAATCCAAGACGTTATAAAAAGCACCTTGAATCATTGAATAAGAAACTTTTGTAAGTGACATTTTAAACTTTCAAGCGTTGTAAGCAACCATTATATTTTTTATTTAAGTTAATTAGTTACTATGGTAATTACGCCACTACACGCATTAGTTGTGCTAGAAACATCTGCTACCGCCACATTTGCTGATGCGCCATTTGATGATGCTCTATACTTTAACCGCATTTGAGCTTGACCACCTCTTTTATCGGTTGACGATGGAATATTTGTTACCCAGCCAGAGGCAGTTAAATAACTTGATGTTTCTCCACCACCGTCAATAAAAGGCAACGCACCAATAATTACATCGCCACTTGCAGCCCCAACTGTTACTGCTGAAGTTGCAACATTAAAAAAATAGCTAATTGTTTTGCCAATTTTTACATATCTACCAGTTTGTGTGGTGTATGTAACAGACGTAAATGCAGTTCCAGTTGTTGCTAATGTTGGTGTCCAAAGACCTTCCTCATAGTCAGCCAACAACTCGCTTGTGCCTGTATCTGGTGTGATAGAAAAGTCAATACCTTTGCCCGATGTGCCGATGACTAGGTTACCTGTAGACAGGGTAACGTCACCAGCAAACGTAATTGGCGTTGCAATCTGGCTGGCATTGATGACTGAATTTGCTACTTTTAACATGGTGCTTCCTAATCGTAAACAACTTCAATAATGGATGTGTAGGGCGGTGCTTGGGTAAACGTCACCGTGCCGCTGGTGACAACGTAAGTATTGCGGTTCTGGTACACACCGTTGATGTAGATGGCGGTAAAACCATTGACCACTGAGAAGGCAGTTGTTGTACCGTCACCTGTAGCATTAGAGGCAAAGGTGCTGCCGTTAATGTTGTCTACCGTCCAGATCAACACACCAACGCTGGTGTACAAGGCAAACTTGTAGATGGCCCCACTGAGCCACACATTGGCCTCGCCACGGCTGTCCAGGACGATGGGGTTGGTGTTGGCAATTAGGCCAGTGGAATCGGTGTAGGTGGCTAGTGGCGTGGTTGTGCCAGCCTCGTAGGTGTACAGTAGCCCACCAGCCAGCGGTGCGCCGTTGGCGTCAAAGAATTGCAGCTTGGGCGTTGGAGCCAGGGAGGTGGTAGCCATATTACATACCTTGGTTTGGTGGCGGCATCATTTCAGGCGGCATCATCGGCTCCATCGGCATTGAACTCATTAGATCACCGCTGGTAATCATGCCTTGCACAGTGCCCAGCACAATCTCTTGTATCTGGTCAGGCGTCATGGCAGCAGCCATTGCGGTCATGCGTTTGGTTTCTACATCGTAGGCTTTGACCTCAGAGTCAAACCGCTTGATCTCCAACTCTTGCGCTTCCATTGATTGCTGGACGTTTAGCAACATTTCCTGCATCTGCTGCATCTCCTGCCCCATTGCCTGCATCTGCATATTGGCAGCTTGCAGGGCTGGGTCTTCATCGTCGCTTAAGAGTTTGGGGTCAATGGTCTTAGCCAAGCGTTTAGCCAACTCATCAGCCCCAGGCCAATCCATTGCCTTGACAAACAAGTCGCCTGCGATCTGCATGAGCGCAGGGTTGCCTTGCAGCAGTTGGGCCATCTCTTCCCGTGTCTCTTGCCGCCGAGTGCTGTAGCTTGGGCCAGTTGTCACCACCACATCGTACTTGCCAACATTGGGGTTGTAGATTTTGTCAATCTCAATGCCCTCTTGATTGACGATCCGCTTAACCGGCATCTCTTGGGACGGGTCAATCTTTGCCATCTCAGTATCGCCATCCTCACCAATGATTCGGGCAATCCGCTGGGTGTCGTAGATTTTGGGGATCATGTCCAGCAGTT